TTATATATGTAGTACCCTAAAAACCATCTAGGGCTGCATCCCGAATCAACTGCGGTAAAAAAATTTATACCGTATGAAACTATTAAACTTTATTGGTGGTCTTTTCAAAGATGAAAAAGGCTCCGTTTCCATGAAGCGCCTGTGTGGCTTAGTCTGCACTTTAACTCTTTGCGCTACTCTGTATGCTAACTCTTTTACTGAAGCACACTTTGCTCCATCTGTACCCTTAGTGGATGCAGTTGCATTGCTTGCATTTGGTTGTCTTTCTTTGACCAGTGCAGAGAAAATTATGAAGAAGCCAGAAGCTAACACTGAGGAGTAATTTACTGTTTACTATAAACTATAAACTATAAACTAAAATATAAAATCTTATGAGTTTTACTAGAGAACAAATTGAAGCAGCTGTTAAAGCTAAGGGCTACAAGTATTTTGAAAACGGAGAATTCAATATCAATGTAATTGGTATTCGTAATAGTGCAACCGGACAAAAAGTTACCAATGCATTTGATGATTGGATGACTTTAAGTTACAAAGAGGGTGGAGAATGGAAGTTCCATATCTGGCCTTGTACTACAGACAATGGTGGAGGAACTGCTCGTGTTAAACCAGGACAATATCCAGGATCACATGGTGTAGGTCTTCACCAAGGTAAATACAAATGTCTTAAACAGAAAGCACCTCTTACTGTATTCCGTGACTATACTAAAGATGGAGTATACCAAGAAGACAAAACTGAAACAGGTGTATTTGGAATCAACATTCACAAAGCAGGAGTAGATTCTGCTCAAGTAAATGACTGGAGTCATGGTTGTCAAGTATTTAAAAAATCTGCTGATTTTGATAAATTTCTTGCTATCTGCGAGAAAGGTGCTAAATTACAGGGAGATTCTTTTACTTACACTTTGATTAAATCAGAAGATATTAAATAATATGCATGATTCTATTTTGGGGTTTCCTAGTACTTCAGGTATATACAAGATAACTTCTCCTACAGATAAAATCTATATCGGAGAGGCTATTAACTTGCGTATGCGTTGTAGTTACTACTTAACCCCAAATAGAGTTAAGAAGCAAAGAGCTATTTATAATTCTTTGATAAAACATGGTGTTGAATCACACAAGATTGAAATACTAGAATTTTGCTCTAGTGAAAATCTTTTAGAAAGAGAAAGGTATTATCAAGAACAATTTTGTAGTGTGGAGAATGGTTTAAACTGTTATTTAACTCCTACGCATGAAAAGAAAAAAGTTCTGTCTTTAGGTACAAAACAACTTATGTCTTTAAAAGCTACAGGAGTAAACAATGCTTTCTATGGAAAGAAACACTCTACAGAGTCTTTAACTAAGATATCAGAATCTTCTTCTGGCAGTAATAATCCTAATTACGGAGGAAAACTACAAACCGAAGAGTATCTAATAAAGCAAAGTATTTCTAATAGTAAAAAACATCTTAAGTTAACTAACACTATTACAGGAGAAATTCACATCTTCTTAAACTCTAAACAAGCTGCAGAGTTTGTAGGAGTAGGTGCTAGTAATATCAGAGAATGTAAGAAATCTAAAAACAAAGCAAAAAGAATCTATCTAGTAGAAGATTATGAAATCTGTACTAATTAGTATTCTTTTAATATTCTTAGCCGTCCCTTGTTTTGCTCAAATCAAAATTGACAAAGCTGGGGACGGTTGGGATTTAAAAGTTGATTCAGCAATTCAACTGATAAAGAAGGTAGACATAGATAAGTATAAGATGCTTGATACAAATTGTTCTCAGGTATCTTTTATGATAAGTCCCTACTCTTCTTGTGAACTAGAGAATGGTAAAGGTCACATCTACATAGCTGTAGCCGATCTTAAACTAAACTCTATAAATAACATTGCTGTAGTTCTAGTACATGAAAGCTTACATCTCTATATAGCAAAGAAAGGTATAGAGATGATTCCGGAAAAAGAGGAGACATTTTGCTACATGTATGAACTTAGCTTTATAAAAAACTTAGAAAATCCTGAGCCTTGGCTCATAGAACACGCTGTAAATAACATAAAAAAATGAAAAAATTTATCTCTTCACTTGTCACTACTTTGTTTGCAACAGTAATGTTTGCACAAAGTTCTAGCACATCTCCAGGTACAGGCCACTGGGTTGTGATTGATTCTGGCTACCAAGTTGCTACTACTACTGCAGGACAGACAGTAGCACCTTTACATTTCTATAACACATCTACCTCTGAAAGCATCACAGGTATGCAGTTCCGTGTATTCTACGATAACACTGCATTCACTGGTGTAGTTCCTTCTTTGAAGATCTCTACTTCAGATCAGTACTTACAGTACGTAGATAGTAACACCCAAGGATTCTTGACTGTAACTTTAGCTTACACTGGATCTAGTGCTAGCTTTAACTACTCTAATGGCGCTACTTTTGATTTGACTTTCACTCATGCCGGTAGTGCAGTATGGAACAACTTAGATTCTATTAAAACTTTAAAAGTTGCGGGTGTTAAATCATTTGCTAACAAAGCTGCCACTACATGGGGTAATGATACTACTTTGGTAGTTTACTCTTATGGTGGTCGTTTCAATCAGAAAGTATTACGCTTTGCTGCTAAGTTTAAAAACGTTACAGGTTCTGATGCTAAGAACTTGTGGGTGTCTTTAGAGAAAAAAGCTCCTTCAGGATCTTGGACTCAAGTAGAAGCCAAAGCAACTAACTCATTAGGTCATGTTGTATTCCGTAAATTCTTAGACACTACTTACTGGGATGTACGTATGGTAGTTAAAGGAGACACAATGACTCCAGGTAACGTATTCTCTACTGCAGATGCACAGAAGACTAACCAAGCTATCTTAGGTCAATACACTCCTTCAGGATTTGATTACTACACAATGGATGTAAACAACACTGATGGTTCTATTACTATTGCTGATGTATACTCTGTGTACGGACGTTTAGCTGGTAGATTCTCTAGCTGGCCAAACTCTAAAAAAGATGTAATGTTCTTCACAGTTGCTGAGTACAATGCTATCAACGGAGCAGCTACTAACTTAACTTCTACTTACTCTACTATTAACAACTTTAACTACACTATTGACGGTAAAGATTCTATCACTTACTATGTAGCTGTTAAAGGAGATGCTAACTCTACCGGCTTTAAGATGGCCCGTTTAACTCCTATTAAGATTACTAATCCAGCTAATGCTAAGCGTTACATCATTGATGAGACTGTAAGTTATGATTTCCCTGCAGAGACTATTGAGATTAACATGCCTAAAGTAACTGTAGATGAAGGTAACTTAGTTAACGTTCCTGTTAAAGTTCTTACCAACGGTAAGCAATTGGGAGCACTTCAATTAGACTTGCGTTATGACACTGCTTACTTAGAGTTTAAGAAAGTAGAGAACACTGAGAAGATGATGAAGTGGACTTCTTACTTAAACCCTTCTAACGGTACAGTATCTTGGGGAGCAGCTGACTTAACTAATGAGAATTTCTTAAATGACGGAGAGCAAGTATTTACTCTACAGTTTATTGCTAAGAAGCCACAAGACTCTTGGGCTACTGCAGCTTTATGGACTGGTGCTAAGTATGTAGGTGATGTAAAAGCAAAAGACATGAACATTACTCCTGCTATGGGTATTATAGAAGTACGTAGAATTAACAAAGGAGTTATTTCTTTAAATGATCTTAACTCTGTAATTGTATTTCCTAACCCTACAGATGGTGCAGTACAAATCCAGTTCCAGATTAAACATGATGCTGAAGTAGATGTAGCTATCTCTGATGAAGTAGGAAGACGTATTCAAACTATTCTAAATGAAAAGATGCCTGCCGGTAAGTATAAGTATAGTGCTAATCTTAGCCGGTTATCTGATGGTGTATATGTACTTACCGTAGTAACAGAGCATGAAGTATTACATTCTAAAATTGTCGTAAATAAATGAACATTAAAAAAGCACTTGGCCTTAGCCAAGCAGAACCCGTAGCTGTAGATCCTAATAATAGGTTCTACTACATGCTACAACAAATGCAAGCCAACCGTTGGAAGATTACAGCAATTGTATTAGGTTTGTTTACTTTAATTATTGTTGGCATCAATGCCGCAGTATTTATGGAAGCTTCTATTGGAGAAGACTGGAAAGAGATGTTACTTATTTTGTTAGGTGCCTTTGTTGGTAATCTAAACAAAGTAGTTGACTACTGGTTTAACTCTGAGGACCGTGACAAGATGCTTATTTCAAAGGTAGATGAGGAAAATGATACCCCTGAAATTATAGCCGCTAAATATAGTAAGAAAGAAGAAAATTAACACTTAATAGTATGTCTGAGGAACAACAAGAAGAAAGCGTAATGTCAGCTACCAAGAAAGCAATTATTGGTGCTGTTACTACAGCTGTTACAGCCGGGGGTGCCTGGTTTGCAACCCACTTAGGCGGTGGTGAAGAGTCTAAAGAAGAAGCTAAGACAGAACAAGCTGCACCCGGTGCACCTGTTGTGATTAACTTACAGAACAACAATACAAACCAACAGAAGCAATCTAGTGGTGGTGGCACAAACACAGTTATTAAAGAACGTGTGATTGAGAAACAAGCACCTGCACCAGCTGCTCCTGCTGCTAAGCCTGAACCTAAAGAAGAAGATCCATGGTAAAAAAAGCAATTTGTGAGTTTGTTAAAATTATCACGTTTGGTAAAATTTGTTTGGGTTGGTGTAAAATAAAATAATATGAAAAAATGGTTCAATAAGTTTATGGCCTTGGTGGTTATAACATTAGCCGGTTGCGGTTCTATGAAAACAACAACTGATGGGGAAGCTGTAGAGAGCAAAGATATCTCTACAGTTTCTTCCTATACTGATTCTATTAAGAAAACAGTGCAGGTAGTTAGTGTAGACATGACAAAAGTTCTTTCTTTATATCCTGCTTTACAGGAAAAGAATGTAGGACTTGGTTTTGCTGAGTCAGTACTAGATTATTTAGA